TGGGTGTTTATATTGGAGACAATAAGTTTATACATGCTCGTGAGGGCAAAGACAGTGTTGTAGAATCACTTAGCAGTTCGCAATGGTCAAAAAGATTCCAAGGCTTCTACAAGTACACAGCCATTGGCAGCATATCATTAGCTGGAGTACCTCATCCACTAAAAACGCAAGCTATTTATGATTGGACTGTTGCCGGCACCACTGTAGAAGACTGCGCAAAATTCATTACAGAAAAATATCAGGTAAGTACCAGACTAGCAAGTAGATTAATTATATTAGTAGACGGTGTGGCTGTGCCACGAGATCAGTGGGATAGCACTGTGCTGGCTCCAGGCCAAACTGTTGCATATCGCTCACTTGCTGAAGGACGTAACGCAACCAGGCTACTGCTTACAATTGCAGTTATAGTTATTGCCATTAATTTTGGTCCGCAAGTTGGGGCCTCAATTGGTGAAGCAGTCGGTGCAACGCTAACACCAGCCCAAGCAACTGCTTTGGGCACAATGGCTATTAACATGGCTGGTATGGCATTGGTAAATGCCATCGCGCCTATACGTATGCCAGGAATGGGACCTGATCCTGGTCAGGCAAAGGGTCCTAACTTATTTACTGGTGCCAGCAATCAAGCAAATCGTTTTGGCGCAATTCCTGTGGTGCTTGGAAAAATGCGAGCAACAGGATTACTTGGTGCTACTCCATATGTAGACACACTAACAGATACCAGCTTACTTAACTTACTGATTGTTTGGGGTTTTGGCCCACTGGAAATCAGCGATATATGTGTTGGTACAAACCCTATTGACAACTACTATGGTCTAGAAGAGTTTGCGCAAGATGTACCAAGACCTGTAACACTACAGGGGTTTGCCACAGACGACCAGACTGCTTTTAACAAGCTATATAACAGAGATGTAGAACAACAACAAGTTGGGGTGCTGCTAACAAATAACAGCGAAGACGGTAACCCTTGGCAAAACGTAGTATTACAGCAAGATAATACTACAGCTATTGATATTGCTTTTAGTTTTCCAGAAGGCATGCGACAGTTAGTAGTAAGTGGTGGTAGTGCTGGTGAGATCAGAGAAGCAACCGCAAGTGTAGAAGTACAGGTACGCAGAGTAGACACGAATGAAGAGTGGTCCGCTAGACCAAGCTATAGTTTAGGCGAATACAATTCTCAAGTTCCTAATACTTCAGAATATACTGACACCATTAGTAGAGTAGGGTATGTGGTAACAACAGGTTCTGGAGAAGACCAATCCACAGCATACCGAGCCTTATACAAATGGTATGTTTATGCTATTAACGACTCAGGACAAATACACCGATTTGACGGTGCGGCCTCAGAATCTCCATCCAGCGAACCTTCGGAAGCACTAAAAGCACTTTACAATAACTCTAGTTATACTTCTCTGGTAGGCAGTTCTGGTAGCTACTCAAGATTACCAACACTGCCTAACAATGGCTATATTAAACTGTATTCTATCTGTACGTATAATGGAGCCATTACCGAAACACAAAACCATTTACAGAATTATATTGGATACACGGGTTTAGGTCTTACAACTACCGCTATTAGCGAAGCGTCAGGATATGACGAAGGCGGAACTATTTCTGTACAAGTAGGCACAAAAATAAATATTGCCAGTGGAGCAATATATCAGCTGTCCAGCAGCCAGCCACAAGAAGGCGTAAGTGTACCTATTTTTGCTACCACAATGTTCACAGGCGTAAGCCCTCGTAGCAACAGGTTTTGGGGCGGCATACTAAAAGATAATGCTGTGTGGGAGGGCAGTAATGCAACAGACTTTGACAAGTCTTCAAACATTTACTTTCCATATAGTGGTTACTACTATGTGCAAGCAGGAGCGGATGACGAAGGTGCTGTATTTGTAGATAACCGTCGAGTACTAACAATTCCGGGATATGATAACACAGTGGGTAATTTAGTTTACTTAGAAACTGGTACATATCCGGTACGAGTTACCGCCAAAAACAGTGGCGGGGGTGCGGCAGGTGTAGCTTGCGCAATTACTTATACTGAAAATGGTGGATTAAACAACTTGCCAACACCAAATACTATCCTAGTATTTGGAACGCCAGGGTTCTACTATAAACGTAAAGATGCTTTTAACTTTGTTTACAAAGCTAAGAATTTACCTCAAGGACAGTATGAAATAAGAGTTCGCCGCGTAAATGATGATGAAGACGAACCCAATGCGGAATTACGTAACTTCAACAAAATATCTATATTAAGTGTAACAGGTTATGGCAACGCAATTGATCCTGCTACTGGATTAGCTCAAGGGCCTATTAATCAAATACCTAATACTTATCTGGCAAAAACAGCCATTAGAGTTCAAAGCACTAGTAAGGCTAATGGCAGTGTTGACGGTATAAACGCAATTGTACACAGTATTGCGCCAGACTGGGATTCAACAACTCAAACTTGGATTTCCAGACCTACCAGCAATCCAGCAAGTTTATTCTTATATGTACTAACACACCCTGGTAATGCTTATAGAGTAAAATCAGAAGATGTACCTTTGTACGTAGATTTAGCTGCGCTACAAGACTGGCATAATTTTTGCAGAGTTAATCAATATGAGTTTAATACTATAGTATCGCAAACCCAGAGTGTAATAGATATTCTTCGAGATATAACGGCGGCAGGCAGAGCTAGCCCAACATTTATTGATGGTAAGTGGTCAGTTATAGTTGATAAACCTAAAACCTATATAACTCAACATTTTACACCACATAATTCGTGGGGGTTTGAAGCAACAAAACTATTACCTAGACTACCAGATGCGTTTAGAATAACTTTTGCAGATTCTAACAAAGCCTATCAAGCTAACGAAGTACTAGTGTTTAACTTTGGTAAAACAAAAAGTACAGCGGAAGTATTTGAAGAACTTAGTTTACCTGGAGTAACTAATGCAAAACAGGCTAAAAGATTGGCCAGATGGCATTTAGCTCAACTAAAGTTACGTCCAGAAGTATATACTTTAAACGTAGACTTTGAGTATTTAGTGTGTACCAGAGGAGATTTGGTTCGCGTAAGTCATGATATCCCCTTGTGGGGTACAGGCACCGGACGAATTGTGTCAAAAGTAAATAGTACTACCTTAGAACTATCCGAGTCAATTTATTTAACTGCCGGAACTACTTATCAGATTCGTATTAGACTAAATACTATATCTACTACTCCAAACAGTGACAGCGTGTTATTAACACTTACAGATATTGAGGAAAGTGGTTGGTACTCTACAATAAATACTACTACTGTAATACCTAATACGGTACTTGCAGATAACTTATTTATGCTGGGTGAACTAGAGCGCGAATCTCAAGAACTTATAGTGCTAAGTATAGAGCCACAAGACAACCTTGGTGCTCGTATAACCTTAACAGATTACAGCCCGGCCATATATGAAGTAGACCTAGACTCAGAAGCAGACTTACCTAGTTTTGACGCTAATATAACAGGTACTAGTATACCTATTGGGCAACAAACAATAACTAAAGCACCTATTATATCTGATGCAGTAAGTCGCAGCGATATGTCTGAAGAAATATCAAATGGTATATTTCAAAATGTATTGCTATTAAGTTTTAGTAATTCTCCTGATTTAAGTGATGCTGCTAAGAAAATAGAAGTTCAAGTAGTATTGGCTGACAGTGATTTTAATTCGGGTGGAGCCATAGGAACATACTACGCAGATAAATCTGCTTCTAGTATGTCTATAGTAGGCTTAAAAGCACTTACTATATATAAAGCCCGAGCTAGATACATAAATAACACTCAAACAATAAGTGGTCCTTGGTCAGAAACGTACTATTTTACCAACACTGGAAGAGTAGTAAATAACTATACTGTTCCTGAAGTAATGCTAGATCTGGATGGTACTTATATAGTTGCAACAGCTACTTCAGAGTTAGAAATTCCAGCGGACTTTCTTACTTACGAGTACAGACTGTATAAAGATACTGGGTCCGAAGATTTTTGGGAACTAGATCCAGTAGAGAACAGTATTTTAGTAGTTCAAAGTAGAGCATCAGGAAGATTTAACTTACTGGACGTGGCTATACCAAGAATTTCTACTGAGGGCATAACATATAGAGTAGCCTGCAGATCTATGGATAATAATAAAAATTACAGTGCAGTCAGCGCTCTAGGCTCTATAACTGTAAAAACCATTCAATAAAGGAATTATATGGCAGCACAATTATACTCTGGTATAAAGTCATTACACCTACAATTAGATACTCCCTATGATCTAATTCGTACAGACGATATCCGAGACGATTTGTCAGCCGTAAAAGTATGGATATCAGAGACTTCAGGCTTTATACCTGGTGGCTCTGATAGTACTTTAGTGTTTGATGGGCTAAGCTTATCTATCACTATTAGTGATCTTGAGGTTAATAAGCAGTACTATCTTAAGTATGCTTTTATAAGTAAAATAGATCCCAATACTTATACAGTATCGGCCCAACTTAGCCAAACAGTGTACGATGAAAATGTACGTATATACGGCTATTTAACAAATAGTCCTACTAGTATTGCTACTGATGCGGATGGTAATGGTGGAAACTTTTCTACCGCTACAGGTAGATTTAAAGTTTTTGATCTGGGACAAGATGTAACCGGAGCAGGTCCGGTTTATTCAATAAAGTCTGGTTCTAACAATGGCATACTGGGTGTAAGTATAAATAGTACTACAGGTGTATATGCTTGTACTGGAATTTCATCGGCCACAAATTCCGTTACATTTTTAGCAACTTATAATAACATAGTAGTAGAACAGGTTTGGAATGTGTTTAAAGGAGTTGCTGGAAAAACAGCTCCCGTTATTCAACTGTCTGCTACTAATAATAGTTTTGTATTTAAAGACGAGTTTGCTACTACACCCCTAACTGCACAAACTACTTTAACAGCTACTTTAAAGAATGTTATTGGAACGCCTACATTTACTACAAAAGCCTATACAAGATCTGGTGTAGAGCTAGGTACTGGAAATACTCAAATACAGTTTACGCAAGATGGAAACTCTATTGGCATATCTGGAGCCCAATTTGCAGCCCCCGGAGTAAGTCTAGGTACTGTAATAGTAACTGCAACCATAGGTGAAGTCAGCGACAGCTATACGTTGTATAGAATTAATGATGGTACTAACCAAATAACTGTAGAATTAGGTAATAGTAGTCATGTAATACCTGCCGCCAATGATGGAAGTACTGTTCCAGATAATTATATTGGCAGCGGTACAATTATTAAAGTAAAACAAGGAAATACTTACCTAGAAGTAGATCCTAGTTCTCCTTATAACACTCTAGGTACTTGGAGAGTTACGTCCATAGATAGCGTTAATATAACTTGTGATACTACTCCTACTATAGGCAGTGATTATGTTAACTATGATACGCATGCGTCTATGACCGCAGATCGTGCATATATAGACTACACTATTAGCTATATAACTACTACAGGCGGTACCGGCACCGCAACCGTACGACAAAGTTTTGCTAAGTCAAAAGAAGGTGCAAAAGCAGTTTCTGTTATTTTAAGTAATGAAACTCATGTGTTCCCAGCAAACGCTGATGGGTCTGTTAGTAACTATGCTAATAGTGGTACCGAAATTCGTGTGTACGAAGGAGCTGGCTTACTAAATTATGACGGCATAGGCACTGCTAACGGTACTTGGAGTGTAACAACTTCTGCTACAAGTATATCGGTAGGGAATATTGCAGATAGCGGTACTTATGCTACTGTTGCCGCACATAGCGGTGTGGCTGCTGGAACAGATACCGCAACTATTACATATACTATAACAGGAAAAAGCACTCAAGGCGTAGCTTTTACTTTGGTAAAAACGCAAACATTCAGTAAAAGCAAAACCGGAGCTAGTCCACCTAAGTATGCTACAGTATATTTATACAAGTGGGCAACTACAACAAGCAATCCTACAGGTACTAGTACTTATACGTGGTCTAATTCCACTAATAGCTCATATACGGCGGCAGATGGTTGGAGTACATCCGCACCAGAGAATCCAGGAACGCCTTTAATTAAGTTATGGATTGCTACAAAAAGCATAAGTGCTGCCAGCACAGATACCAGCACCACAGTAGCCTGGTCAGTAGATACTAGCGTATCCGCCCTTAGTCAAAACGGTGCTTTTGGTACAAATGGTACAAACGGCGTAAACGGTACTAATGCAGCTACTGTGCGAGTCTATAAAACAGGCGTATCTATACCTGCGGCCCCAACAGGTACTAGTACATATACTTGGTCTTCAGCAAGCTTTGCTGCGCCAGCTGACTGGACACTAAATCCTCCAACCAGCACTAGCGGATTAACCGGTCAAACTTTGTGGTCAGCAGTAGTTACTCTAGTAAACTCTGCAACCTCATCTACTAGTACTATTAATTGGTCTACCGCAGCTATTGTTGCAGTAAGTTACTATGGTACTAACGGAGCAACAGGTGCTCAAGGAGTTAGTGCCCGTGTAGCGTATGCTGTAACCACAACCACTCCAGCCAGTTCTCCAGGTAATTTAACAGTTAGTGGGGATAATTTACCTTCTGCTGGCACGTGGTTTTCAGGAGTTAGTTGGGTAGCTAATGCTCCTGCTAGCTTGTCTCAGGGCCAGTTTTTATACCAAGTAGACGGTTTATATAATCCCGCTACTAATACAACTAACTGGATTGGTATACCTTATATAAGCGCATTAAAAGTTGGTAGCTTAAGTGCCATTAGTACAAATACAGGTAACTTAACAGTTACTGATACTATAACTGTATCTGGTAATAGTAATACAGGAGTATTAATAGATACTAACGGAATACGAGCAGTAAACGGTGGAATAACAACTTTTTCAATTAGTGCTTCTACTAGCGAACTAAACGGCGGCAACTACTCAAACTACAACTGGCCAGCATCAGGTGGAGGATACCACTTAGGTCCTCAAGGTTTAAAAATAGGTAGCTATAATGCCAACAAGTATTTTAATGTTACTGCGGATGGCAATGTTTACACACCAAAATTTAATATTGTAGACGGTGTAATGGCATTTACAGGCACAGTTGTTAGTACTGATAGTATGTACAACGAAGCCGTTAATATTTTTAAATTGGCCCGAGGAGCTTCACTACCAGACTATGTGCGCACATACAAAGGTGCAACCAGCCCTAGAGTAACA